CTCTGATGATTTGTCTATGAGTGATATCGATGATATAGCTCCTGAGATTGGTGACAACGAGGGAGTCACTCCTGGTGTTGCTAATTTGGCTTATCAAACTTAGATTGTTTTCGACCTTGGAACTTCCCTCGAAACTGACTTGCGACGACTTGAACAGTCCAACCATTTCAATTGGATGTATATACAGACCACAATGCCACTAGTGTGGCAGAAGTTTGTGCATGCTGATAAGCGTTTTGATCCTAAGGAAATAATTCTATATTTGTTTGAAGAATTGAAGCGTCTCGGTTTTGACGTTAACAAAGCTGATTGTCCTACAATTTCGGTTAATCAATCTGAAATGGTTGATCATGTCTTCACTCAAATGGAAAATAAAGACCATCCAATTATCAGCAGAAACATATGGGATAGACTCTATGCTGAATCTGATAAGTTTGTTTTCACACTTCAGCACACCATAAGTGCCCCTTCGTGGGCCCTTAGATTGAGAGATCTTTATAAGATCTCTTATGCGTGGGCTAGATCACTCTGTTCAAGCTTCTACACCACTTGGTCTTCTGTTATGCAAGGAAACCAACCCGATTTGTTCAAATGTTTTTCAATACATATGTTCAATGGTATGGCTTTACGTGGCATACTGGAAATAATCTCACGATTGTTTACTGGCAGTTCAGTGGAGGACAATGTAATCTCAATGTTTGGAACTAAAAACCAAGGTCAATCAGGTATAAAGTCAGAAAGATTGCGACGCGCTCGTGTTGTTAGACCTCGTGGTGTTCAGCCACAAACTTCTATCTTTAAAGATCCAAATAGTAACCTGGCTCAGATGATGAAAGCGATACGTGTTCATAATTGTTTTGAAGTTTGGTTTCCTCTTCCAAAAACTGAGCGTGTTGATTCAACTACCCATTACAGACCTGGTTTCTCTATTGGTCTTAGGGGTAGAACAATGATGATGCCTTACCACTTTATGTCTGCCCTTGATACTGATCTTGCAGCTGGTGTCATAAATGAAACTGACTTGGTCTATTTCACGAGGGCTGGTCATGCTTATAAGGCCATAGAACTAACAGTCGATGAAGTGATAACTTCATTAGTCGACATTGATTCTGCTAGAGAAGAGGATATAGCTCTTTTGGCACTTCCAAAGCAAGTCAATGCTTTTAAAAGTATTGTTTCATATATTGCGCCTGATAGACTTCATGACACTTATACAAAGGTCAAGGTTGCGATAATGATTCCACGTGAAGATTATATTGTGGAATCAACTATGGCTCGCCAGATAGAGATGGTTCCCGTCGGTGGTGGTAATACAAATTGGGACCCATTTACGGTTGGACATGCATATACTTATAATTCATGTACCGACAAAGGTGATTGTGGTTCTCTTATATTTGTCCAAGATAATTCCACAGGGCATCAACTCATTGGTATGCATGTTGCTGGTGGAGGCACTACAGGCTTTGCAACCCGGCTTAGCTTTGCTAATGTCACATCATGGCTTAAGATAGTTGATGATATCAGAGGTCAATTTAAACCAGATGTGCATGACATTCCACTTGATGTCGTTCCTACACCCGAAGCTCCACGTCCCAATGTCCTGATACATGGTGAGATCTTCCCTGCCTCAGCGGCTCCTCGGGCGTCTCTCACGAGTAAGATTGTTCGTTCTCCACTACACGGCATGCTTGGTCCTGTTGAAAAGGTCCCAGCACGCTTAGGTCCGTTTTACAACGAAGAAGGCAAATTGGTTAAACCTATGGAAATTGCTCTTGCTCGGTATTGCGAGGAAGACAAGTATATTCCTAAGGAACTTATATCCATTGCTTTAGATTCTCTTAACGATTATTTAGAAGCTAAATCAACATACAGCTTTGATAGGGTTGTTCTTGATTATTACACTGCAGTCAGAGGTGATAACAGTGGAGTTTTCTCTGGTATCCCCAGAGGCACTTCTGCTGGTTTCCCCGACTGCATGAAACCTGGTGGTTCAACAAAAGCTAGGTTTTGGGGTTCTAGTGAGGTCTATGATTTTGATAATCCCAATGCTAAAGAACTTGAGGCTACTGTTCATTCAGTCATCGCTAGAGCCAAGGAAGGTATTCGCACTAGACATTACTTCCTGGATTTCTTGAAGGATGAACGTCTTAAGATTGCTAAGGTTGAACAAGGGGAGACTAGACTCATTTCTGCTTCACCTACGCCCTTACTCATAGCTTTCAGGATGTATTTTGGTTCATTTATAAAGTGGTGTGTTGCCAATAAGATTGCTAATGGTTTTGCCATTGGTATCAACGAATATAGTGAGGACTGGAATATATTGGCCAGACTCTTACTACAATTCGGTGGAGCTGGAATAGGCGCTGGTGACCACAAGGGCTTTGATACCAAACATAAAAATTCTACAGCTTGGGCTATTTTGAAGCTTATAAACAATTGGTATAATGACGATGAAGAAAACCAATTGGTACGAGAGGTTTTGTGGAAAGACATTGTGAATAGTTTTCATATAAACCTGGGTAGATTGTTTGAATGGGTCTCTCCTCTGCCTTCCGGATCACCACCTACCACAATGTTCAATTGTATGGAAAATGCTCTTAATTTCAGGATTGCTTCTTATATGCTTATAGGTCCGGACTTCGACTTTAATAAGCATGTTTATGCGTGTTTTCTGGGGGATGATAATGTCTTCTCAGTACATGCCAGCTACCAAGAGAAATTTAATGAAGTCACCCTTCAGAAAGTTATGCTTGAACTTGGTTATATATATACCCCAGAGGATAAAGATCTCAAAGAGTTTGGAGGACCACGTAAGATCACTGATGTTTCCTTCCTAAAACGTAAATTCTTGAATCTTAAAGGTAGATATGTTGCTCCGCTCGAAATGCTTTCCATCATGGACATGTTGAATTGGACGAAGAAGAGTCCAAACCTTTTGGGTGATGTTGAGAATAACGTCACCACTGCTTTGGAAGAGCTTACTCTTCACGGCAGAACAATCTTCGAAGAAAAGAAGAAGCTCATATTGGATGCAGTAGATGCATCCGGGGTATTGACGAGACCCTTAAATACTAACTATGATTTCCTATTTGCTAGGGTAAATAGTAGGGATCAAGGTTATTCTCTTCAAACTACATTGTTTCCTGATTACGACATGATTTTATACAAAAACCCGGAGCGCTTAACCGCACAAATAGATCATGGACGCTTGAAACAAGAAGCTGGCGGGCTATTTAGCCTTACTCCCAGGATGCCAGGTTGGCAGCCCCAATCAAATCCAGGGCCTTCGGGAAGGGCACAACGGGTAACGCGCCTTGTGTCCTATAATGGCGTTGCAACAACAACAAATTCAGTCTCACGGACTTTAAACGCAGAGGAAGCCCCTGGTCATACTGACCAGGGCACGTTTGAAACTGAGCGTACTATGCCAGTCGCATCTCAGAATTCAGGCACTACTAAGGATTCTGTTGATGCTGAGACTCCCATGACGGAGATCTCAAAGTTCAAGCCATTATCTCCAGCTGTTTTAGATCAAGCTAGAGTTGGCACTCCACAGGATATACGTGCATTTCTTGCCAAGCCGTATATTATTACGTCTGGCTCCCTCACTACGAGTAACACTTATGGTACTTTCATATGGAGCTCCTCCATTCCTCAAGCTCTACTTTATAGCATTGATGTATGGAAACAGAAAGTCCAAGGCAATTTCGCTTTTCGCGGTACTTTGGTTCTTACGTTGCAGATCAATGCAACACGATTTCAACAAGGTAGATATATGTTGTGTTGGGCTCCTTCTGGTGGTGGCAACAATGCCCAGAAATGGTTTCTTATGCATGCCGCCACTTTGTGTCAAGCTACTCAACTTCCTCATGTTGAGATCGACATTGCTTGTGACACTGAAGCTACACTTCGCATTCCTCATATCACTGCTCAAGGATGGGCTGCTTTGGATTTTCCCGGAAGTTCTACTTATGGGAATAACGGTTACGTTTTCCTTACCGCTTATTCTCCACTTCAGCTCTCCACTGGCTCAACTACTTGTGGTTATACTATCCTTGGTCATTGGGAGGATGTTGAGCTTTCATTACCAATAGCCCCACAGATGGATGTTAGATCTGGTGGTCGCGTCAAGCGTAGAGTTAGGAATGCTGATGTTGAACAAGACTCACAAGGTCTTGGACCTATTTCAGGTGCCTTACAGAGGGTTTCAACCACATCTTCAATGCTCGCTGGTATTCCTCTTTTGAGTTCTATCGCTGCACCAGTATCTTGGGCCAGTAATATTTTGTCTCAAGTAGCTTCAATTTGGGGTTATTCTAAACCCCACAACGCTTCAGCGACCACTTCAATGGCTAGATATGTCATGAATAGGTTTACCAATGCCGATACGGCCGATGCTTCAACTAAGCTTGGTTTTATGGATTCTAATGAAATTGAGGATTTGCCTGGTTTTGCTGGAACTGACATAGATGAGATGGCTCTTTCCTATGTTGGCTCCATTTCGGCCTACTATAGAAAGATTGATTGGCTTACGTCGGCTGCTCCAGGTGATGTTCTTTTGAATAGTGCAGTTGGTCCTAGATTGTATTATTCCACTACTTTGATAAATGCTGTCACTGTTAGCCATCTGACTCCGGTTGCTTTTGTTAGCAGTTTGTTTGCTCTTTATAAGGGGTCGATTAAATTAACTTTCAAGATCGTCAAAACGGAGTTTCATTCTGGTAGACTTATGCTCACATTTTATCCACGTGATGCATCTGTTAATAATGCTTATCCTGCTGCTACATACAACCAAACGGCATATTGTTTGAGAGAGATTATAGATGTTCGTTATGGCAATGAATTTAGTTTCATATTGCCTTATTCCTCTCTTACGCCCTATAGATCTGCTGCTG